GTGAACATTAGACCGTGATGTCAAAAGAACATCGAAGGGTGAACCCAACTCCAGCATTGGCACCTGTTCCAGTGTCTACTTGGACAGCAAACTGTTGACTGTCTGAGGTAGAACCGCCAGGGGCAGTTGCGGTCAGAGCGATACTGTTTGCTCCAAGGCGTTCCAGTGCAGTAGAGGTAGCAGTGATGTTCGTAGTGACATTTTGCCCGTAAGTCTCGCCCTGCTTTGCGTCAACTTCAGTGGCTCCCGCTCCGTCAAGAACAGCACCAGAACCAGCGGAATCAGACCTGTCGATCTTGACATTGGAAAGTGTCGAAGTGCTTCCGCCGGTCTCCGTAAACCGGATAACAAAAAACCTTATGATGCTATTGTTCCCTGCGGTGATTGGATCGGCAGCAGCCGTACCGGCAGTGTCGTCACTCCCGCCAAATACCACGGGGCTTGCAACTGCACCAAGCGTTCCTGCACTTTCACCCGTCCTAGTTATCCATGCTCCTGTTACCGCCATTACTTACCCCTTACTTCGGGTCTCTGACCCGCAGGGAACTAAAGGTCTTCAGGAACAGGTCAACCCCGCCATCCGACTCCCAGAACCCAGGCCATATTTTGTTTATCAGCATCCAGGGACGGGTGGGGATCGTCGCCTTTAGCATCTGTGTTCCACCAAGGGACATACCTGTTCCCTTGTACTTTGTTTCTCTCAACAGTGTCAACTCGCGGCGATAGTCAATGACCTCTTTTGGGTACTTGCGCTTCCATAACTCCATGACGCTCTGAAGCATTCGCTCGCCAACGCCGGAGATAGAAAAGGTTGGGGAGACTGCCGAAGCAGCCCCCCCAGCCAAGAAGGAGGCTCGACTCATTAGCCTACCGTCACTCCGGTCCACTCTCCGATACCGTCTGGGTTGCGACAAACAAGAGTCAACTCATGCTTGACGGTCCCAGGCTGTGAATCCGTGGTCCTCGCCAGCTCTTCCGCAGCGGTCGGCTGCAAGAATGCCTTGGCAAGAAGGTCACGCTGGAAAACGAAACAGGTGCCAGCCGGGTTGTGACGAGACAGGTGAATGGCAAGACTTCCGAAATCCGACTCGTAGTACATGATCGAATTGCGAAGCGTGTCACCAGAACCTTCGAGATTCCTGCGAACCGTGCTACCAGCAGTGAACGATGTGATGTTCCGTTTTCCCGCAGCGTTCGCGAGAACGGTGTCAGGCTTTGCACCCGCATCCCACATCGTCTCCAGAAGACCGTTGAAATCGGCTTCTGCAAGCTGGTCGTTGAGAGTTCCCGTAGAATCCCCAGTTACCACAAGGCTGTGGTCGGAGTTGTTGGTGAGCGGATTGGAATACGCATCGGCTCCAGCACCACTTGGAACAAAGGTAGCAAGGCCAGCCATGACACGGGCAGCGGGAGTGGCTTCGTTGCCACCAGCAACCGCAGCACCGGACAGCAGAGCCTTTTCAGTGTTCCGGGCCAGTTCACGCATCGACTTGTCGAGTTGGTAAGCAAACGCATCGGTCATGCCAGCGTTCTCGACAGCCCTCATGGTGTCCGTCACCTCGAAGTCACGGCGAAGGATTGCCGTGTAGTTGCTCATGCGAACTGGTCTCCTGGTGACAACATTATCGAATGCCGCACCCTCAATCGCAGTAGTCGCACTAGCAGCCTCAAGGTCGTCGATCAACCACTCATGGGTTGTGGACCGAGCCACAGTAGAGGCGATCATCGAAAACAGCGGGGTGTCCGCTGGGTCAATGTTTGAAATAATGTCGGAGAGGTCTTCGCGGATTGATGCCGCTAATGCCGTCCCCGCATTATTATATGAAGTTACTGAATCAATTGCAGCCATTGGTTATGTCACCGGGCTACTCAGGCTTCTTCCAGGGCTGGTGCTTCTTCAAGAACTCTTTGACATCTTCACGGTTTCCGCGCTGAGACAGTATCTCAAGATCCTTTGCCAGATCGCCCCCTGCCACTGTCGGAGGTGCCGGAGCATTCCCTTCCAACTGAGCGGGTGTCTGAGGACCGCCACCATGCATCATTCTGCGTAGGTAGGCTGACTGTGCCGCACGATACATCCCCGTTGGGCTGTCTTTCAGGCTCGGATCAGAGTCGTACTCCGCTGCTGCTTCCTTGAACAGTGCGCTGTTTGAATCTTTCAAGTCAGGGAACTCGGTTGTTGCCTGGTTCCAAGATTGCTCCACTACACCCATGAACTGCTGCTGTTGGGCTTGCTGCTGTTGTTGCTGCAATAACCCTTCGAGCGTTTGACTCGCAGTCCCTTGTGCAGAAAGTTGGGCCATCTTGCTGATCGCTTCGACAAACCTGTCAGGGTCATTGAAGTTATCACGGGCAGTTTCCGCTAGACTCTTCAGCTGATCTGAGACCGCCCCAGAACTTTCTGGGGGTTGCGATTGAAGAAGCTCCAACTGATTCTGGAGTTCTGTCGCCTTAGCCTCGGCTTCCTTTCTCTGGTTGTTGACTTTTTGAAATCGGTCAAAAGGAACCCTGTGGTCCCTCTTCACCTCACCAAAACCCGAGGCCGGGGTCTCAACATTAGCGTTCTCAGACTGCTCTGCCTCTACGGGAGCCGGGACTCCATCACTGGGTGTCTGGTTCCCAGTTGCACTCTCCGGTGGGGCCGCAGGGTCGCCCACAGTTTCACCTGCCATTCATCCTCCTAACACTGAAGGAAACCAAATGGTTCCCACATAGATATGAAAACCCTATCGTAAACAAAATGTCAAGCCTTATCTTCCGTTTGTACTGCTGCTTCTGCAAACACAGCGGCAAGCAAGTCCTCGATCCCCTTGGCTGCCCCACGCGATTCATGCAGGATTGCCTCTTCCCTCGACTGAATCATCGTGTTGAACAGCTCGATCTTGAGCCGCTCGGCAAGGATCTCAAATGCCGCAAAGCGACCCGTAACAACCAACTCGCTGAATGTAGACCTGATCTCCAGGTCTTGCTGTTCGGGCGTTAGTTGCTTCAGTCTGTCGAGTGCCCCCTCATGGATTGTCTCAAGCGACGATGTTCCCTGCTGGTTCAACTGCCTCCCCCTGTTCCTGCCCCTGTTCGGGCATCATCATGTATGTCCTGCTCCCCTCGGTCTTCACCTCCGCACCCTGCTGCTGGAGTTGCTGAAGAATCGAAGGATCTCCCATCGCTGCCATGTGAAGTGCCATGTGACCCATCAGAAGCAGGGTCAGTTCTGGATCGTCTGCGTTTGCCTCAATCGCTTGTTGCAGCACTGGTATGTGCAACTGGTGCGGGTTTGCCTGATCCACTGGGGCCACCATCTTCATCGTCTGCATCAACTGGATCTCTGACACCTGACGCTGAGCCGCGTCCTCCTCGAAGAGTCCTGGTCCCCGCAGCAACCTGCGAGAAGAACGGAAATCACTGTTCTCGAAGTAATCCCTCAACACCTCGTAGTGGTTGATGTACTGGCTGAATACCGGATTCGAAGCCACTTGCATATCGGCGTATGCCTTATCCACCCTGGAACGACTGCTGATGTTGTTCATGTTGCCGGTCGGCACCAGATCGAAATCCTTGTATAGATCAAAGCGGTCAAAGACCAGTGGGTCCGGTTGCCCCCCGACATTGATCATCACTGACATATCCCCGTACTGCGCCCAGAGGAATATCGTCTGCCGGTGCAGCCTTCGCATCGACTCCTGAAACACCTGGAGGTCCAGGTTAGCCACCATGTCGCTGACTCTGGAAATCTCGGACACCTCGGTTGCTGTCCTTCGCTCGACTCTCTGATTCACATTGGACAGGCCGAAATCAGTGATCCCGACATACTCCTCTGCGTAAGCCTTGAGGGTTCTCTCTTCGTTGTCGAAGGAGTAGTCCAGGGCTTGCATCGTCAACGGTTTCACATCGTCCATGCGGCGCACGGGTATGTAGGAACCAGGGCGAAACTTCAGGTTCGCCGGATTCCTGATCGAGCCTTCTCGCACAAGGAAGGTCAGGCTGTTCTGGATCGTCATGCGGTCAAGCTTCGCATTGTGCTGCGCGTTGATCTCCGTCTGGATGTCATTGAGCATCTCGGGGATACCTCTGGGTGAGTACCACCGTGGCTCATTCATCTCATGCACGAAGCGGGTAAACGGCCACATCCCATGCTCGTAGGGGTATTCAATCAATCGCAAAACTTCACGGCTCTGGGGGCTGATCGTCATCACGCACTTCTCTGCGATCCCGTCCCCGTTGATGTCGTGGTGGAAGTAAATCTCATGGACCTCGATAAACGAGGAGTTGTCGGCAGTCTGGTACATCCCCTCCCTGGACTCCTTGATCGAGTTGATTCGGGAAGAGTCTTTGATCCGCCCCCTGGCTTTCGCCTCAGAGGCGACCTGTTCGGATACCGCACGGTCATAGACTCCTCCGACACCCCTCTCCAGGATCGTCTCCGGCTTCAGAAACATCCTGTGGGCAATCCACGGCAGTTCGTCGATGTCGTCGAGTGAGTCCCATGGAACAACAATGTCTCTCGGGTCCACGAACACCCAGCGAGGAGCGTTGTACTTGGTGGCCTGAACGCTGACTTCCAGTTTGGTTTTCCCTGCCCTGAACTGCTGGGCCATTGACTTGAATGCCGCAGCATCCTCTGGGCCGTTATCGACAATCCCCAACTGAGAAGCGAACTGAACCAGCTCCTCGTCTGTAACCTTCTCTCTGTCTACTCTGCTGATCTGCCCGTCGAGTGCAGAGATGTCCAGAACTCTGGTGGAACGCTCGGTGCGGTGTTCCCAGATACACTTCATAAACGACATCCCGTAGGTCAGGAAGCAGTCGATGTTATGGATCTGCGCTTCCCTTGAGCGACCCATTCGATACCTCAGAAGCCAGTCGTAGAATGCCTCGACGCGGTTTGCCCGTTCCGGGTCAGCGTCACCGAGAGGCTCGATGCTCACTACCGGGTTCATGCCAAAGACAGCATTCACGAACACAGGTTTCTGGTGACGAATAACCTTGTCTGTAAGGGGGAGGTTGATGTTGGAAGAACCGGGCCATGGGAAATCTTTTTTATTACGAATCCCGTACCGCTTCTTGTACCAAGTTTCGCACTTAGACTCCCAGCTAGTTCGGTGACTGAGCGCATCGTTGACTGCCCCCATCACCTTGTTGACCTGTTCGTCTGAGATTGCAGCGGCTACAGCCGTCACTGCTTCGGGGTTTTGTTCCACCATGTCACACTCCGTATCCGGTTATTCCGTGTTCTTGTGCGTCATCTACCATGATTGCCTGTCCCATGCTGTAGGTCGGCTCGTAGTCGAGCAGATACCTCAGAGCGTCAATCATGTCTTTTCCCGTCTCGTCGGGTCTCTCTCTTGCTCCGTACTCTTTCTCCATATCCCTGGTATTCCAGATATAGTTCTCAAATGCCCAGATCATGTTCCTGCATGACTTAGCCACAACCAGCTTTGGCTCGCCAATGTCAGTCCTGAGCCTCTCATGGATTCTCTGGTGCCCCAACTGAATGTCGTTATTGATCTCCGCGTAGAAGTCCAGGCCATGGTTTGCGTACTCGTCGATCAATGTGTTCCCCGTCATCACTGAGGGAGTCTTGCCGAAGTTAGGGTCAATGATCCTTTCATACAACTTCTCTGAACCCTCTTCGGTGCGAATGATTGCTGTGTAATCCCTGACGGACTTGTGCGCTGTCTTTATCTTTGCAAACTCGTCTCTGGGCCATTCCCGGTAGCAAATGATCTGGTCCCTTGGGTTCACGGCGAACCACGCGATGTAACTCGGTCTGCGGTCGTGCGGGTCCATGACCATGAAACGAGGCCACTCATCGGGGATCGTGAAGTCATCAACCGTATGTTTATCCCTGCTGAATGTGGGGAAGATCGAGCCGCTCAGGTGGCTGAACTTGCCGTGAATCCTGGCCTCAATCTCTTCAGGGTTCAGGTCTGCTATGAATAGAAGCTTCTCTTCTTCCGGTATATGCGGGTTGTCCATGAGGTCGAGATGGAAGGTGCTGATCCTGTCGCTGTCTGCCTTTGCGTACAGTTCGGTGTAGATCCATGGGCAACTAAGAGGGGTCAAGGTAAACCAGATCCGTCCACCGTGATCCAGGCATCCCCTCCTGATGGAAACAAACACCGGCCTCGGAGGTGGTTCATCGAACCAGACTCCGTGCCAATCGTGGCCCTCGTATGTTGCAGCGTCTTGCTTGTATGAGCCGATGAAGAGCCTTGAGCCGGTACGAAATGTCAGGATCTCTGGGAACCCGTCCGTCCCATTCTTTACATGGGTGATCCAATCCTTTGGACAAAAAGACCTGATCTTCTTCATCAGGATCTTGTCCACGGACTTCCTGCGGTCATTGACCATGGCGAGAATGTCCACGGCACCGGGCGGTAAGTAGTCCCTGTTGCCGTCTGGCCGGAACCCCATGACATGGGAAATCGCCTCGATCACGCCAACGGTAGACTTCCCGGTTCGGTTCCCCCCGGTGATGAGTCTTATCTTTGAGTGGCAGTTGAGGAAGGCTTGCTGGTCGCCATACGGCTCGAAGAAAAGGAACGGACACTCTTCCATGACCCGCTGCTTTTCCTTCAGACGACGAAACTCGTCCTCAAGGGTGTCTCTTTTCTCTTCACTCATCGTCCTCCTCGGTCATTGACAGTTCTCCCACACTCTTCCTCAACTGAACAACCTG